TTCATTTCGCACCTGCAACACATCAAAAGATGATGTGCCAGAATCCGAATACAAACGACCTGCCACACGAAAACCAGAACTATCTGTGTAAGCCTTAGTTACGTTGTTGTGTTTCAGTTCAACAGAGCCGTTCAGCGTACCGTAAAGCATCCACTCATTATTCACATCGTTGTAAATGCCCCAAGCATTGGCACCGTCGTGCATGAAAACGACACGGCCATCAATACTGTAACCCTCCCAGTTGCCCGCGCCAGACCCATGAGTTTGAACTGTGCCATAACTTCCTGATACTTGACGCAACCCTCTGCTGCCAAGATACAAAAGGCCATCAATAGTCAAATCTCCGCGTACTGTTGAGCCACCTGCCATGTTGATGTACTTGTAGAAGTAGAAAGCAGGACGGTCAGTTTGAAAATGGCACCACGAGGTGTTCAGCGGACCGAAATCCAGATAGCCGTATGCGGTTGTCAATCGAAGGTCGTTCTCCGCGCCTGCGTCAGAAAGAATCGGACCGCTGTTGAGTTGCAACGAAGAAGTGTATGCGGCTCCTGTGGATCGGAACGTACCGTTGACATCTAGCGTGTACGAAGGAGTACTGTCGTTGACACCGACATTGCCCTCAAAGTGATGGTTTCCGAACCCGCTACCCGTCCAGTAGCCATACCTCATGACATTTGTAGAAGCATCAGCAGCGAGGAACCCGTACTCCGAAACTGTGCCGCCCGTAGATGAAATCCTGATCTGATCGACTGCGTTGCCTGCCCCAAACAAGTGCAGAGGTGAACTGGGGCTGGTTGTACCGATACCGACATTGCCAGACGAAGTAATCGTTACACGGTCAGTATTGCCTGTCTGAAAGTGCATATCGTCGCCAGCAACACGAATCTGTCGGTCATAATAGTTACCTGTCGAATCGCTGTCCTTGAACGCAATACCCGCACTAGAATCACCAGACTCAAACAAAGCCACAACGTTTGTGGACGCATCATAAACGTGCATATTGGTATCGGGTGTCGTTGTACCGATACCGACACTGCCAGACGAGTCAATACGAACCGCCTCAGAACCACCAGCGTACAACCGCATCTCGTCGCCAACAGCACCAACACGCACCTGTGTGTTGCTGGTAGTTCCGCTGTCAGTAAGTGTGATGTAGGCGTTCGTTGCGTCTGACCCAAAGTTTGCGACAGCACCCGATGACGACTGGACTTCCAAAGTGCGAGCAGGTGTTGTCGTGCCGATACCGACCCGCTCGTTCGCGTCGTCAATGTGCAACGGCGCGCCATCCAACAAGGCAGTCTCAATCGCCTCAACAGCATCATTCACATCCGCATGCTGGGCAGCATGATCCGGCGACGCAAGAGTGTCAGCCGAAGTCGGATTCGTAAACGAATCCTGCGAACCAGGGAAATTAGTAGCCACCAGCTACCTCAGTCGAGCGTCAACGTCAACGAAGTGATCTGAAACGTATCCCCAGCCGTCAACGCAGCCGACGACGCCAACGCCCCCGACCACAACGCATTACCAGCCGAAGAAGCATCCCACAACGACCAATGCGTCACAGTCTCCGTCGCAGCAACATTCGTCCACTCAACAGTCGCCGACGACGCCATCGAACCACCAGACGCCGCACTAAACGACACCGACTTGCGAGTCGTCTCCGTCGCAGCGTTCGCGGTGCAATCCTCCCCCGGATCACCCAAATGCAGCTGAAGATACGCGGTCGTCACAGAGAACGACGTACCACCGATCGTGTCCAACAACTTGTTTTCAGCGTAGTTAGAAATGCTCATGGTCTACCTTCGGTCAGGATCGTGCTGCCATTGTACCACCCCCACAACGGCAAAAGCCCCCCGCCGAAGCAGGGGGCTGATGCCTGAGGGAACTCGGATCAGGCGTTCGCACCGATCGAGGACGACGACTCAATCCGGCGAAGCGAAGCCTCGCGGAACCGACCGTAGCCACCGAGCCAGTACCAACCGATCGGCTGGAAACGCTCCAACGTGTCGGTCACAGGGCCACGCACGATTGACGGGCTGGGGCCGTTGCCATCGGTGATCGAGTGGGCCTTGGCGAGAGCCTGACGGCCCATGACCAGGGTGCCGTATGCGTCCACGTTGGATGCACCGCCATCAACGAACAGCGGGGCGCGAGGCGTCTCAATGAAACGGGTACCCTCAAACGCGCCGATCTCACCGTTGTAAATCATGTCGGTGTCAACGTACACATGCGGGTCGCGCCATGCGGCAGCACCAGTCTCCGAACGCAGGTCATAGCTAACATCTGGGTGGATGTAGCCCATGTACAAACCGTTGAACGTCGGGACGTTGTCGCCACGAAGTTGTGCGGTCACCTTACGGAGGTCGTCAGCTGCAATGATGTCCTCGGCGGCGATGGTCACACGCGAAGTCGGGTCGGTTGCGCCGCCCGTCGCGTAGTTGACGTTGGTGCCTGCTTCAAGAACGGTACGAACCACGCTGTCAATCGAGATACCAGCGTTGTAACCAACGACGTTGGCGGCAACGGTATCGACATCGAGGAACGAGGTGCCACGCAGCTTGGCGGTGGTCAGCACCGCGTTGCCGTACTCAGCGAGGGTCACGCTGACCTGGCTGTCGCTCATGGCGACGGCGGTCACATCGCTCGTCTCGGTCAGAGCCGTAGTTGCGGCTGCGAGGTCGTTGAAAATGGTGAAAGTCACCGTGGAACCGGGCATCGACTGGTTGGTCGGCTGCACGTCGGCGACAGCGTCGAACAACAGCTCTGAACGCAGCGCGAAGAACGCGATACGATCAAATGCCGCCTGATCGACGGAGAGGGATGAAGCCTGGGTATAGGCCATGATGGAGTCCTTCCGGGTTGGTAGCCCCGGTTAGGGGGGCTACTGTGCTTGGGCTTTTGCTTCGGCCAGCAACTGGTCAACCTCTGCCGTTGTTTTGGCTTGGCTGATTCGCGTCACGAAATCGACTGGGGCTTCGCTTGACGAGTCTGCTGCTATCTGCGTGGAACGATCCCACGTTTGGGCTTCAGACTTGACCTGCTCGGCCTGTGCGTCTTTCACGATTTGCGCTTCGATCGCTGCTTCTCTGATCGCGTCTTCGGTGAGGTCGCCGTCGTAGCCCTTCATAAAGTACTTGGAGATCGGAAGGTTCGGATCTACTCCGGCCTTCACGAACGCCAGTTCGCGGGCTGCTGCGGATGCCTCGTCGGCTCGCGCTTTCAGTTCAGCGTTTTCGGCTTCTAGCTGCTTCATCCGGTCGCGTAGCGGATTGCGGCCTTCTTGCTCGTCATCGCGGTCGATGTCGCTGTCCATATGTACACTCCTTCGCCCAACCGTCACCCGGAGGCAGATGACGGTGCTGCATATTTCTCCCGCTGTGCGGGGTTCCTGCCATATCTTGGCATCGTCAGAAATTGTAGCACAAGATGTTGTGTGTTATTGCAACCCTGTGACTTGGCCGGATCGTCCGGTTGCGAACCCACCGCCACCTTCGAACTCTGCTTGCCGGCGTCGTTGGCGTTGACGGAGACGTTGCGCTGCTGCCGGATCTGTCCCGAACACCGCGCCGATCTGTTCTTCCTGTGTAAGACCGCCTGCTTCTCCGGTAGTCGGCTGGAACACTTCTTGCAACTGTTCGATCGCTGCGAAACCTGCTCGGGCTTGCTGACCGGAGATACCTTCGCGTTGCAGTTCTTCTGCTTGTTCTGCTGTGATGCCGAAACCTGCTTGGGCTTGTGCTTCTCCGGCGATGCGTGCGGCGGCGGCACGGCGGGTAAGGGTGGTGTACGCCTTGTCTGGGTCGAGGAAGTAGGCGGCGAGGTCGCGTTCTTCGACGCCGTACAGCCGGCGCATCGCTGCAACGGTTTCTGGGTTGGCTTGCGATACCGCCTGGTAGCCCTGTTCGATGCGTGTAGCGAGTTCGTCTGGGGATACGTCATAGGCGAGGAATTGGGATACGTCTTCGGGGCTGTCGTAGAACCCTTCGGGCATGTCCATGTCGCGCATCACGTCGATCATCATGCGTTCAAGGTTCAGGTATTCGCCTTCCGGCAATGCCGACATGCCTTGCCGTAGACGTTCTTCGTTGGCGCGGAACCGTTGCTTGTAGAACTGGCCTGCTTGCCCGGTGTCCTGGCGCAGTCGGGCGAGGATGTTCTGGAACGCTGTGATGCCTTCATCGAACACCATTGTGCGGACGAATTCTGTGACGGGTTCAAGGCCGTAGTCACGAAGCGCGTTCTCGATGATGTCGTACGCCGACAATGTGGATGGGCCGGTGTCACTCATCAGACTCTCCCGAACAGGTTAGCAATTTCGTCGGCAACCGAGTAGGCGCTTGATTGTGCTTGCTGGGTGAACTCGTAGCCGAACTGTCGGTTAGTGCGGAGTTCTTGTTCCCATTCGCGTGCGCTCATCATCGACTGCTCACCCTTGTCGTTTGTTTTTGTGACCGCAGCCAAATATTTGCTGTCCATGAAATCGATCTGATCTGGCTCGAGTTCGAGGATAGCTGCGGCTTTTGACCTGTACGGTGCGACGATGTCTGTGAATGTGCTGCCGGCGTCGATCTGGTTAGATATAGCTGGGTACAGCACTTTCGCGTACTCGCGCATCTTGCCTTCAAACGACACGTTTGATTCTTCACCGACAGCGAACTTGTTGACGTAACTGTTGATTTCGGTGTCGCTAAGACTGATCCCGTACGATGCTGCCATTTCTCGAATGTCCTGGCCGATTTTTCCGGCGCGCAATTGCGACAGACCGGCGGTGCTTTTGACCGCTTCGGAGGTGACGGCTGTTGAGTAGGTTTGGTAGTTCCAGCCGCCTCGAAGGCTGTCGCGTGCGATTTGTGACGCTGTTTGTTCGGCGAGGGTGACACCTTGGGTGCGTGCGATTTGTTGTAGTTCTGCTGCGCGGTTGTCAATTTTTGTTTGGACGGTTGCCGGGTCGGTGGCTTCTTCCATGTCGAACTGGCGTGCCGATTGGGTGGTGGTTTTCCACCAGTCGGTTTGTTCGAGTGCGGCACGGAACTTGTCGTCCGACCAGTCGTTCATTGTGGCGTCGAGAAGAATTTGTTTCAGCTCTGGGTTGTATTTGAAGATTGCCCAGTATGCGCCGTATTGTTCTTCCGCTGCTTTTTCCCAGTCTTCTGGGAGCATCACATCTTCAGCGGGAGGGACAACGCCCCCAGCTACTCCACCTAGCCCGCCGCTAGGGGCACCATCGCCGCCAGCAGGCACGCCTCCCATGCCCGTTGCGACACCAGAAACACCCACACCTGCGCTGTACAAAGCAGAAACTTCTTCGCGGGTCATCAGCCCTAGATCGATAGCGTCTTGGGCAGTCATCCGCTCGACGATGCTTGTCTGCGGGTTATACACCGACACCATCGTTTCGGACGGCGGTGCCGCAGCAGGAGCAGCAGGTTCGCCAGCAGCAGGTTCCGGCGTTGCTACCCTTGACAACCCTTGTTCGCGTGCCTCTCTAGGTGCCAGATAGACAGCACGCCCCAGATCGGGGTCGTAATACGCAACCCGCGTTTCCGACAAAGTTTCCACAACCCCAGCCAACTGCTGTTCTTCTTGGGCAACTGAGGTTCGTACAGGCCCAGCCATGTCTCGCGCAGCTTGCATGAAAGCAATTTCCCGATTGGGCATGTTGCTGGGATAAACAGAGAATTTTGCTAACGCTTGCAGATCGGGATTAGACGGGTTGGCTAAAGCTTCTGCGGCTCGTTTGCGATCGGCGACAGAAAGACCGCTTTCACGACCGCCATACCATTTACGAAATTCCTCACCCATCAAATCGATGATCGCGTCTACTACCGGGCTGCGTTCTGCTTCCCCGCCACCAGGCAGACGCCCAGCAGCCGGCTCACCGGGTACTGGAGGAACATCAGATGGGTAGTTGTAATCGTCACCTAAAGGTTTCGTAGTAACAAAATCGCTCCCAAGATTTGAAATACGATCCCACACGCTTTTGATTTCACGATCGCGAACACCTAAAGCGACACCGACGTTGTACAAAGCGTTTTCTTCTGTTTCGGTGCCTTGACCCGCGTCGCGGAGATAAGGAGTAAGAGCCAGCATCTGACCAGACGAAGGGTTTGCACGGACAGCGTCGAGCAACCGGCGTTCTTCAAACGTCAGGCGTGCGCCGCCAGTACCGTCGCGGAAATACCGGCGGTACTTGATGTCAAGGGCATCAGCGATTCTGTCAATAACGGTTGGGTCTGCTGCCATCAGAATCTGCCTCCGAGTAG